TATGTAGATTTACGTAGGTCACAAGGGCGCAGACCTTTTATTGATGCACCTCACTTTGAAATGATGTAAGGAAATATTACAATGGCTAAACTTAAAACAAAAACGACTGCGGCTGGCGCACAGCAATACACTAATCCTAAAACTGGCACTACGGCTGCACGGACGGTAACAAAAAAACTTGACAAAGACATTGACAAAGTACACAATGATGAGATGACTCGTAAAGAATTTAAAGAAAAATATGACATGAGTATACGAGAAGCTATATATTTGGCAGGTGCTGCCGAGATGACGGCTTTTTCTCAGACATCAGATTCAAGAGTTACTAAAGCAACAGCAGATAGTTTTGAAAAACAAATGGTAAAGAAACGTAAAAAAATTAAAGAAGATAAAAAAAATAAAGGTAGTCTTATTAAAACAGATGCAAAGGATTACCGTAAGGGAGGAATGTTTTATTAATGGCACGTAACCTAACAGAAAAACAACAGACATTTCTTAATGTTCTAATGGATGCAGCGGGTGGTGATGTTCTTACTGCTAAACGCATGGCAGGATATGCTGACAGCTACAGTACAACTGAAGTTGTTAATAGTATGAAGGAAGAAATCTTAGATGCAACTCAAAGCTATATGGCGAGGAACGCACCGAAAGCTGCTATGGCTATTGTGGGGGGTCTATATGATCCCACTGAGCTTGGCCTTAAAGATAAAGTTGCTGCTGCAAAGGAACTACTGGATCGTACTGGATTGGTTAAAACAGAGAAGCTCCAAGTAGAAGCTAAGGGTGGTGTCATGTTGATGCCAGCTAAGAATAAAGAGATGTGTGAATGTGGAGAGTCTGTAAACGAATGCATGTGTAATGACTAAGCCACTTGGTAAGTGGAAGTTACCTCAACCTACAGACGTACAAATAAATAAAGAGTGGGTGGATATTCCTAGAATAGCACGTACAATACCTTTCGGCTACGAAGTTGACCCCGACGATAGTGGCATACTAAAACCTATACCCGACGAGCTTAACAAGCTACAGCAAGCAAAGAAGTACTTAAAGCAATACTCATACAGAGAAGTTGCTAATTGGTTAAGCGCACATACGGGTAGAAGTATATCACACGTAGGGTTAATGAAACGGGTCAAACATGAGCGAAGCAGAAAACAACAAGCTACAAGCCTACGCCGATGGGCAGAATATGCGGAAGCGGCAATCGCCAAAGCGGAAACCATCGAAACGAAAAGGCTCGACTGCGAAAGTAAAGCCGAAGAAACAACTGCCTCAGTCTAATATAATTGAGCAACAGTTTATTTCACAAGTAGAAGAAGAACATAATGTTATCTTCAAACCAAATGAAGGGCCACAGACAAACTTCCTTGCAGCAGGAGAACGGGAAGTCTTGTATGGAGGAAGTGCTGGTGGGGGTAAGTCTTACGCTATGCTTGCTGATCCTTTGCGGTATATGGGTAATCCCAGCTTTAGTGGCCTACTACTGCGTCACACAACAGAAGAACTAAGAGAACTTATTAGTAAATCACAGGAAATGTATCCTAAGATTTGGCCGGGAATTAAATGGTCGGAACGTAAGATGCAGTGGACTGCACCATCAGGTGCTACACTTTGGATGAGTTATTTAGATAAGGATCAGGATGTTACTAAGTATCAAGGATTGGCATTTAGTTGGATTGGTTTCGACGAACTTACCCAATGGGCTACACCTTTTGCTTGGAATTATATGAGAAGTCGTTTGAGATCAGCAGACGTTGAACTCCCTCTTTGTATGAGAGCCACTACAAACCCCGGCGGCAGAGGACATCACTGGGTAAAGAAGATGTTTATTGATCCTGCACCTGCAGGTAAGTCATTTGTAGCTACAGACATTGATACAGGTGAGCAACTAAAGTACCCTGCAGGACACGCTAAAGCAGGTAAAGCATTATTTAAACGTAGGTTTATACCTGCAAGACTAAGAGACAATCCATACCTATCACTACAGGGTGACTATGAGGCAATGCTTTTGTCACTGCCAGAACAACAACGTAGACAATTACTAGACGGTGATTGGGATATTAAAGAAGGCGCAGCCTTTACTGAGTTTAACCGACACACACATGTCATTGAGCCTTTTGAAATTCCTAATAACTGGGTTAAGTTTAGAGCTTGTGATTACGGTTACGGAAGTTACACAGGAGTACTATGGTTTGCGGTTAGTCCTAATGAGCAGTTGGTAGTATACAGAGAACTATACGTATCTAAAGTACTAGCTGTAGACTTAGCTGACATGGTACTTGAGTTAGAGGCTGGTGATGGTAACATGCGATACGGAGTACTTGACTCTTCCTTGTGGCATAAACGTGGAGACACTGGCCCTAGTCTAGCAGAACAAATGATTATGAGGGGGTGTCGTTGGCGTCCATCAGATAGAAGCAAAGGCTCACGTGTAGCTGGTAAGAATGAAATACACAGGCGTCTGCAGGTAGATGAATTTACAGAAGAGTCACGGCTAGTATTCTTTAACAACTGCACTGAAACAATTACACAGCTACCTGCTATACCATTGGATAAAAAGAATCCAGAAGATGTTGATACCCATGCTGAAGATCACTTGTATGATGCATTGCGGTATGGTATAATGTCAAGGCCACGGTTTAGTATCTGGGACTTTGATAGTCGTGGCACTCCTGCAAACAGTATGCCTGTAGCAGATTCTAAATTTGGATATTAAGGAAACCTAAATGGAAGAAGATAACACATTCATTGAAGACGAGTCTATTGCGTTAGAAGACACAGAGCAATCGTCTGTAGATGATTATAAAACTAACAACATTATTCCTTACATCATGGGGCGATACAAACGTGCAGAAGACTATCGGCAACAAGATGAAGATCGTTGGTTAGATGCATACAGAAACTATCGTGGTATCTATGGACCAGAGGTGCAGTTTACTGAAGCTGAAAAGTCAAGGGTATTTATTAAAGTAACTAAAACAAAAACACTCGCTGCATACCAGCAGCTTGAGTCTATTATGTTTGCTAATAATAAGTTTCCTCTTACTGTTGATCCTACTGAATTACCAGAGGGTGTAGTTGCAGATGTACACTTTGATCCTAAAGAACCAGATCAGATTAAAGAATCAGAAGTAGATGATCCAGTAAGTCCATATGGATTTAAGGGTGACGGTAAAGAACTAGCTGCAGGTGCTACATCTAAAACACTTGGTGAAATGCTAGGCCCACTTACAGATAAACTAAAAGACATTGATGGATTAAAGAAGGGCATAGGTATGACCCCTACTGCTATTACCTTTAGTCCTGCAATGATTGCTGCAAAGAAAATGCAGAAGAAAATTCAAGATCAACTAGAGGAATCAAACGCAAGTAAGCACCTACGTAATACTGCATTTGAAATGGCCCTGTTTGGTACAGGGGTAATGAAAGGCCCGTTTGCTATAGACAAAGAGTATCCTAACTGGGATGACGAAGGCAACTACGATCCTACAATTAAAACAGTACCACAAGTATCTCACGTATCTGTGTGGAACTTCTATCCAGACCCCGATGCAAACAACATGGATGAAGCACAGTATGTTATTGAGCGTCATAAGATGTCACGTTCACAGATGCGTCAGCTTAAACGGCGTCCATTCTTTCGTAGTTCAGTAATTGATGATGCTATTGAACTAGGTGAGAACTACAATAAAGAATCATGGGAAGACGATCTTTCTGACTATGCACCTGAGTACGGTGTAGAACGTTATGAAGTGATTGAATACTGGGGTGTTGTAGACGTTGATATGCTAGAAGAGCAGGGTGTAGACATTCCCTCTGAGCTTAGTGATGTAGATGAACTACAGGCTAATGTTTGGATTTGTAATGGTAAACTACTGCGTATGGTAATTAATCCATTTAAACCTGCACGTATTCCTTATCATGCTGCCCCGTATGAACTTAATCCCTATAGCTTCTTTGGTGTAGGTATTGCTGAGAACATGGATGACACACAGACCCTAATGAATGGGTTTATGCGTATGGCTGTAGATAATGCTGTACTGTC